CCGGCAAGACGGCGTACCTGTACGGGCGTGAGGTCGGTATCACCAGCGTTGCGGCAACCACGATTGACGCACGGTTCTACAAGCGGCTCGTCGGCGGGTTGTTCACGCTCGAGCAACGGGCGTTCGTGAGCAACTCCATCCTGGCCCGCTATGAGGACAGGCCGCCCATGCCTCGGTCGTATGCTGCGAAGACAGACCTGCGAGCCACGGCGTTCGCCGTGACCGTCGACAACACCGCTGTCGTCGCCGAGTTCGACCTCCTCCTGCTCGGGTAGTGGTTGCACTCCCGACACGTTGCTGGTATCTTCAGGATAATGATCCGCACATGCAAAGTGAAGTTGGGTCGAGCACAGAAGCAGGAAGAAAAACTGCAACGGGTACTTGGGCTTTGCTGCGCTCTATACAATGCGGCCTTACAGCAGCGACGCGAGTCGTGGCAGCGTCAGAGCATTTCGCTTTCATTCTACGATCAGTGCAAAGAGTTGACGCAGTTACGGGCTGACGATGAAGATTACAAAAATCTTCCAACTCAGATGACACGGGCGACTTCGTTGCACCGTTTGGATGGGGCGTTTCAGGCGTTCTTCCGACGAGTGAAGAGTGGAGAGAAACCAGGATTCCCGCGTTACCGTAGTCACAATCGGTTTAATACGTTGACCTTCACGGCACATGACTGGTACATCGACAGGAAGAAACTCGTCCTGAAAATTGGGAAAGAACCTATCACGTTTCAGATGCGAAACGCAATTCACAGAGAAGGTGAGATCAAGGGTCTGCGGATCGTAAAGAGTGCGGCGCGTTGGTGGGCTCACTTTCTGGTGGACATCGGTCCGACACCGATGGTGAAGGAATCACGGAACGGCGTCGGCATCGACGTCGGACTGCGAACGTTCGCAACTCTGTCGGATGGAACGCAGGTTGAACATCCACGCTTCCTGCAAAAGAGTCTTGATAAACTACGCGAGGACGGTCAGTCGGTCAGTCGAAAGAAGAAGGGTTCTCAGAACAGGGGTAAGGCAAAATTGGTGCTTGCCCGCTCGCACGAGAAGATTGCGAATCGACGCCGCAACTTCATCCATCAGACGGTAGCGACGCTGGTCAAACAGTACGACGGTTTCGCGGTAGAGAAACTCGACGTGCGTGAGATGTCGAACACGGAGAGCGAGCCGGATGGGATGACGAAGAAGGGAGCCCGCGGCTTACGACGCGGGATTATGGATTCGGGCTGGACGATGTTCGGGACGCACCTCGCAGCCAAAGCGGAAGAAGCTGGGCTGCCGTTCGTGCGCGTGAATCCGAGAGGGACCAGTCAACGGTGTTCAGGATGCGGGAGCACGGTACGAAAGACGCTGCGTGACAGGACTCACTGCTGCGTTGCATGCGGCTTGGTGCTAGACCGTGATGAAAACGCTGCGAGGAATATCAAACAACTTGCGAACGACCTGGGATGCAGGTCGGCGACCAGAGACGTGAGAGTCAAAGGCGCGGAGGTCTCCTAAAATGGGATCACAACCAAAGGCACAACTCATCGAGCGCGCGAAAGCGCTCGGTCTGAAAGTCGGCGACGACTGGACGCATCGTCAAATCAGAGATGCGATCATCATTGCCGAAACCGAAGCAGAGATCGAGCGGGAGGACACGGACGAACGTCTCGGCGACTTCACCGCGTCATCCGATCCGATGATCCCTGAACCTCCAGTGTCTGATACGGCTTCGCTCCCGGTGGCGTCGGAGCCTGCCCCCATCGTGGCTCCGGCGCCGCCCTCAATTCCAGTGGACGCGCCGAAGGTCGAGACGCCGGAGCAGTTCACCAAAGAAGACATGACACTCGCGGCGCGGGCTTTCGCGAGGAAGTCTCTCGCCGATGCGTCTTCGTATGACCCGAATCGTCCTCGCATCGGAGCCGGTCGCTACCACGTCCTGTGGACCGTGACGCTGTCAGGTAAGGCGGTGGACAATGGCATCGTGGATTTGAACGACGCCCAGGCCCGCTCGCTGGTTGCGCAGGGCGCGGTCGTTCACGTGGACGACTACGAGGCGTACCTCCGGCACAACGCCAGCACGAAGGCAGTGGCGAAGCCGCAGACGCATCCCACGAAGATCCCATCCGTTGCCGGACGCTACCGCACCATCGGTGGCGTGATGAAGAACGGCAAAGAGATCCCGCACGGGACCGTGGCCGAGTTCACCGCGACTGAAGTGGCCTCTCTTACCAAGCCCGGGATGATCGCCATCGAGTTCGCCGACTAGCCCTGCGCTCGGTTCTCTGCTACTCTGACTTTCGGAGGTAGCACATGGCCAAGAAATCCATCTGCGTGAACTGCGTCAACTTTCAGAAGCAAGCTGGCATCGGAGTCGTTGGTTCGGACGGCGAGCGCCGTGACACTGGGTACTACCACTGCTGTCAGGTGGCGATCGATACGGTGAAGAAACCGGACTACGTGCTCGGTGACTACTCCGTGGTAGAGGCCGATCTCCCGTCCGTGTTCTGCAAGGCGTGCAACGTGGCTGGCGAGTGCAAAGACTACGACGAGATCAAGGGTAAGACCCCGGTGTCGTTCGCGGAGAACGCTGGTTAAGACGTAGAGAGGTGGCCCATGGCAGCCCCGGATTTCCTCGTACTAGACGATCTGTACACACGAGTCGGCACGCGCAGAGTCATCGAACTTTTCGACGACGATAACGATGGCGACATCACCGGAACCTCCGAGGTCGCGGCGTATGAAGCCGTCATGTGCGAGGCCGAGTCCATCCTGTACTCTCGACTGCTGCGGTCGTACGCCGATAAGGCATCGATCGTGCTACTGGCCCAGAACGACGCGATCCTTCGAGGGCACTGCGCATGGGTCGCCATGGAGATCGCCAGCGAGCGTCGGTCGTTTGCTGCTGGTCGAGATGGCCGTGGTGCTTTCGTCTTCCAGTACGAGCGTGCGTTGCAAGAGTTCGACCTGTTGAGCCGTGGCCGGTCCAGGTCCAAGGGTGAGGCAGTGGCCGGTGTGTCCGGGAACGTCGGTGGTGTGGTGCAACCAACCCTTGCAACCGGTGAGAGTCGGTTCACGTTTGCAGACGAGATCGGGACGGACGGAACGAAACTCAGTCACGGTGGATACGCTATCCTTCCACCCATTCTGCTACTCGGACTTGGACAGGACATCGTGGATCTGGCCATGAGGCTTTTGAATGGCTGAGATTGTCACCGTCAACGTCGACATGCGGAAGTTGCAGAAGGCGCTTCGCGACTTCGATCAACGTGCCGACGCGGTGAACGTGGAAGGCATCGTGGCTGAAACGGTGCTCACCGCCATGGACGATTTGATGGAGTCGAACGGAAACGGTCAGTGGCCACCGTTCTCCGAGGTCACGTTGAGAATTCACCCGCGCCGTGTCGGTGGGGAGTTGCTTCGCGACACAGGCTTGCTCGCCGCGTTTCAGCCGAGTTCCGGTCCAGGGTGGGCAGAGGTTCGGAGCCCGGCACCGTACGCCGAGTACCACCAGAAGGGAACGAAGAAGACGCGCGGGCTGGTCTACAGCGATGACGGCATACCGAAGCGCGACTTCACCGGCATCGATATGAAGGCCACGCTCGACGAGGCTTGCACTGCCATCGCGGAGGCGATCGTAAGATGAGTTCAATCGTCACAGCGGCTCGAGACTTGCTGGCGATCATCTCTCCCATGACCGGCACGCGGGCGACCGGCGTTGTCCATGTTCACGCGACAGCAGCGAAGTCCGGCACGTACACGTGGGTTGCGAACGTCGTGACGGTCACTTGCGCTGCGCATGGGCACTCGGTTGACGACATCGTCACATTGGACTTCACGAGTGGTGACGGCACGCCGGATGGAAACTACACGGTCGTGACCGTACCCGGAACCGGGTCGTTCACGGTTGCGTTGACCGGTGCTGGTGCTGGCGGAAACGTCACGATAGGCCAGAACGTAAGGGTCTACGAGGGCGAGTATGCCATCCCTGTTCTCGGTAGCTCGTACCGAGATGACCTCGTCATCAAGGTTGGTGCTGGCCCGAACACTGCAACCGACGGCCGAACATATTGGCTGGTGGCAAGTGCCGGAACCGACGTGACGTTTAAGTCCAACCTTGGTGGCGTGCGGCACAACACGATCGTGCTGCCGACAACCGGGGACACGGTCATCGCGTTCGACCCACCTCTGGACAACATCGTGTCAGCCGTTCTCAAGACGAACTTCACCGGAGGTCTGGACGCCAGTGGCCTCGGCTGGTTGCGCGATGCCTTCATGTACGAGCAGTTCGAGGGCGACCCGACAGATCTTGGCCGAAGCAACCTCAACCAGTTGCCCGGCGTGCTCATCGTGTGGAAGGGCAGCGATGCTGCGGACGGGTCCAGCGTCTCACAGGTCTCACGCATGAGGATGAGTTCAACGCAGACCATGATGAAGGAAACGTTCGACCTGATGATCTTCGTCGAGCGTGCCGAGAGCGACCACCTTCGTCGGTTGCAAGGGCTCTACCTGTCAGATCTCGCCGCTGGTTTCTTGACCGACCGCGTCATGATCGACGGCAACGTGGTCAGTTCCCCGTCCGGTGTGCAGGTGCAGCGCCGGTTTAAGCTGGGCATCCGAAATCCAGAGGGCTACATCAACACCTACGCCTATGGGATGACACTCTCGGTTATGCGGCCGTACGTGATGACAGACATGAGGACGTTCACGGATCTCAACACATTCGTTCTCGACATGGTGAAGCCGTTCACCGTGGCCGAGGGTGGCGACATCCCGGTGGTCGGTGACGGACTGCCTGGGGATCCCGGCCTCAAGTTCAGCAACACGTAAACCAAGATTTCGACAGTCACACCGCGATGGGTTAGATTGGCCGTGAAGGAGCACACTTCAATGGCCGAAATCACGTTCCGCTACTTCCGATCGGTCGAAGGCAAGGTGGTCCCGCGCTACGGCACGGCCACCTTCATCGGCGTCAAGCGCGACAAGGTTCAGGGCTGGGTTTGGAACACCGATCTCGTGGTGCGCATTCCCGAGTCCGAGACGACGCGCTACCTGCGGGAGTACAGGCGGGCGCTGGAAGATGACTCCATGACCGAATGTGCGCGCGTGGACTACGAGGCGCAGAACACAGAAGTGCGTACCGAAGTGCGCGAGGAACCCACCGAGGTCGTACGCCGTCGCCGCCAAAAGGGCGAGGAGGATTAGCCAATGCCCGTTACGCCAGTTGTCGCCCCGTCGGTTGTCACACCGGGTCTGTATTTGTCCGTCAACCTCCTCGCCGGTTCTCAGAGCACCGGGTCCGGAAGTCGGCGCATCGCCATCCTGGCGAGCAAGAGTGCCAGCGGGAACCTGACGCACGACACCGAGCGCCGCACGATCACCAGTTCGGACGATGCTTCCACGGCGTTCGGTCCCGGAACGTTGGGCCATCTTGCTGCGAAGATCATCTTCGCCAAGTGGCCGGCCGCTCCGGTGGACGTCGTTTCCCCGACTCCTGGTGCGACTCTGGCGACGCTGGCGGTTACCGCTGCCGGTGCTCCGACGGCCGCGAGCGTTGCGGACGTCGACATCTGCGGGCGCACGACCCAGATCACCTGGGAAGTTGGCGAGTCGCCGACCGAGTTCGCCGCCAAGATCATCGACTGGATCCTCGGTGAGAACGACGACCTTCCGGTCACCGCCGCGGCTGGCGCTGCCGGTGTCCTGAACATCAACTCGAAGGTCACCGGGAACATCGGCAACGACGTGATCGTGGAGTGCAAGCTCCGCTTGCAGACCGGTACGGAGACCCTGACCGGTGCGGCTACGCCGACGCATCTTGCCGGTGGCACCACGGACGGCGCTTTGACTACGGCGCTGACCGCGCTCGTCGGGCGCACGTACCGCTACATCATCCCGTGCATCAGCAACGCGGATGCTGCTGCCACTGGTGCGGCGAACGGAATCAACAAGGTGCGCACGCACATCAACCTCTACAACACCGGCCTGGACGCTCGACTCCAGCAGCAGGTTGTCGGGTTGACGACTACCGCGGCTGCGGCCATCGCCACGACACCGCACACCAACAGCGGTGGGAACGACGGCACGGGCGAGATGATTCTGTGCATCGGTGGGCGGTCCATGCCCGCGGAGTTTGCGGCTCGTGAGTGCGTCGGTCGCGCCTACGCCACATCGCTGGATCCGGCCGCCAACCGCATCGGCGAACTGATGGACATGGTCTACGGATCGCACGACATCGTGGCCGACAAGCCGACGTCTGCCGAGGCCGAGCAGGTTATCGGCGGCGGGTGTTCGTTGGTGTCCTACAATGCGCAGGACGCCATGTTCCTGATGCGCGCCGTGACCATGCACTCGCAGACGACGACCGGTGGCGCCGACCGGCGCCTGCTCGACACGCAGAACGTGGACGCGGTCTACGACATCGCGGAAGACCTGCAATCGGCTCTGCCGCAGGAGTTCCCGAACTCCAAGATCACGGCCGACAGCGACAGCCCGACCGACCCGCTTCCTCCGCGGACGATCACGCCTCGGGACATCAAGGCGTTCATCGTGTCGCGCATGTTCACCTGGGCGAAGCTCGGGGTCGTGGATCGAACGAAGCTCCAGACGGCGGTCGATGCCGGCGACTTCATCGTGGAGATCAACAGCACGGACGCGAGTCAGGTGGACATCGTCGTTCCGGCGTCCATTCTGCCGCCGCTCGCGAAGATGGGCGTTCAGGTCAACCGCGTGCCGGCCTAGACCGGACGTTAGGAGAAACGCATGTCGACACCTACTCCCGAAATCTTCCCGAAGGGGCAAGTCGCAATCGGAAACGGCCAGTGGCAGCACTGCACCGGCTGCAAGTTCAGCTACGAGAACGGCGCGGAAGTCGTCGACACGTTCGGCGGCTCCGGGTTCACGACTGGACCGCGGAAGGGCAGCGCGTCGTTCGAGACCGCGATCGGCGTCAACGGGCAGGACCTCGACACGCTCAAGAAGATCAAGAACGGCGAGCCCGTGCAGGTCCGTTTTCACTTCCCGGCCGGGCGCACCGTCACGATGACCGGCGTGTTCGACAAGACCGACTTCGACTTCTCGATGGACAAGCCGATCACCGAGAGCCTCTCGATGAAGGGCGTCGTGGAGTTCATCTAGTCCATGCCACTGACAGAAGACACGCATCCGCACGTGATCGAGCAACTGCTCGGCCGAGACTGGAAAGGTCTCGAGGTGCTGGAGAGCGACGGTCGGCTGCTGTTTCCCGACAAGATCTACAAGCGCACAGTCGACGGCTCGTTCATTGGACAAGACGTGTTGCTCCAAGTTCCGCGCGAGCCCGATCTTCGATGGGCGCGTCTCGAGGCACGACGAATCGCAGCGGCGAGTGACCCGCCGTTGAACCCGGAGCTCGACCGCGACCTCATCGAGAACCTCGAAGCCATGTGTCTGGTCTCTCGGTGCATGCGTGATCCCAAGGTGCCAGCGCGAGAGTTCGACCCTGACCCTGAACACCTGGAAGCGGCGTGGG